ATAATAATTAGAACTTATGTTGTCGGTCCCGCTGACACGCATCCGCAACACCGTTTGCGCCTGGCCGGTTGCGCTGTAAGCCGTCGGAATCCACACAATGCGATAGGCGTTATACGTTGCCGTGAAACAGGAATTGATTGACGCGGAGGCGGCTGCGCTCGGATTGGCTTCGGAAATGTAGACCAACCCGCCGTTGTTTAGGTAGGTGTTTGTGTCGGCGGCGGTGAGGACTTCGCCGGTTGTGAACGTTTTTACTGCCATTAGAACCCCAATTTGCTTGTGCCGAGAATGCCTTTAGATGTACTGCCCAGAATAAAGAAATCTTTGACGGATTGCGGGATTAGGTTGAACGTGAACCGCGCCCCGTCCGGTGTCGCGCTGATCGTGCCGCCGATCGCGTATGCCTGGTAGAACCCGCCGCGAAAGTCAATGCTCATGTCAGACCACGGTTGCGGGGCGTAGCCCATTGAGGACAGATAGTTATTGACTTGGGCGTAATCGACAGCTGAAATTTGTATTGGCTGACCCTCTTGAAGAATCAACGACGCGTTCAGATAGTTGGCTAGGTCGTTGGCCTGGCTGGTCGTTTGGTCGTAAGTACTCAACGCAAACACTCGGTCGCCTGTGCCCGCCGATTGTTCGGCCAAACCTTGCGGGCTGACAATTACCTTGTTTGAGTAGTTCTGCGCCCGGCTGCCGAAACTGATGTTGTCGTACTTGATGAAATCCGGTCGGGCTATGGTCCCGTCCGACCATGTGAAACCGTCCCACGCTGTGTAATTGCGACCGTACAATCGCACGGTTTGGTTGCTTTCGCCGATCGCGCCTTGTTCCATTTGCAAAAGAATTCCGAGCAGGTTGCCAAATTGGGTGTCGGTAAATGTTTGTGCGGACACTTCGCTACCCAGGTTGTATCCGTCAACGGTCACCGGGGGGTTGAACGCCTCGACGGCTTGTTCGATGTTGTTGCCCGCTGTCCATGTCGCGTCGCCTGTTTTGCGGCCGATCTTGGCTGACGTGCCCTCGCCCTCGATGCGCCAGGTGTCGCCGTTGGTGACGAAATCGTAGTTGTAGGCGATGTCGCTGATGTAGCCGTAAAACATCGGTTTGCCGTTGACGGTCGGTGTGCCGCTGGTGCTGGACATTTCAACTTTTAGTTGCTGGTCAATCTTGATCGGGACCGACGTGAATTGGCCTGGGTTGCGGCCGTCAATCACGATCTTGGCGGGTGCCCAAACGTCGGTGATGTTGCGCAAACCCCAACTGATTTGTATCGCTTGAATGTCGGTAATCGTGTAGGTGCCGCCACCCGACAGAATGTATTTCGCAGTCCAAGTAAACCGGGGCACGGCTACTGCGTCCTGACCGGCACAGAACCGTTTTGGAACTGGTAGGTACGCAGCGCGTCCACGACAGCCAGCGGGTCGCCGCCGTTTACGTTGATGTTGACGCTCGAGGTCCGCACGTTGCCAGCCGGTTGACCCAGGGCCATAAAGGCCGCCGCAGAGAAGTCTGCCGGGTTGAACATTGGTGCAGCTGTGCCGCCGCCCATGACCGTGGCCGCGTTGGCCCCAAACATGCCACCCAACTGTTCTGCGCCCTCGATCGTGACCACGAATTTCAGGGCGAATTCGGTGTCGGCAATGAGGCTGTTGATGCCGTTGACGACGGCCTGCGCCTGATCGACACCGGACTTGAACCATTTGTCAGCTGACATTTTGGCCAGTTTTTCGGCCGCGGTTGTCGTTGCGTCGGTCCATGATTTGATGTCACGCAGGCCCTGTTCGCCGCCCTGCAGAATGGCCTCGGTGATCGCGAGCCCGGTGTCTGCACCTTGGTTGAGGATTGACTGCAGCAAAGTGGGGTCGGTCAGGCCCTTTTCGATCAGCATCTCGAGGTTGCCGGCAAGGGTCTGGGCTTTCGCAGCCTGGTCTTTCAACACGCCGAAGAATGTTTTCGCGCCTTCGCTGTTGGCGGCCTCGGACCATGCGGTGCCGATGTCCATGATGCCGGTGACACCGTCACGGATCGACTTGTAGTAGTCGTTGTAGATGCCCTGGGCGTCGGTGAGCCGTTCGTTGGCGGCCTGCAACGCCGGGCTGAATTGGTCCCGAACGATTTCGACTGCGTCGCCCAACGCCGCGGCGTACTCTTTGGCCGCCTTTGTCGCGTCGTTCAGGTCTTTCTTTTTCTGTTGCAGTTTCTTACTTGAGCCACCCGACGCTTTTGACATGTCGTCTTCGGCGTCGACGGTTTCGCGCAGCTGCGACTTGTAAGCGTCCTGGTATTTGCCTAGTTCTTCAATGTTGCGGGCCGCCACCGGGCCCATGTAATTGTTCAGTTTGCGTTGCGCCTCGGCGGCCTGGGTGGCTTGGCTGAATGACTTGTAGAAGTCGCCCAGATTGGTGCCCAGTTCCTCGAGCTTGTTAATCGTCGGGATGTTGTCCAGAATTGGGATGACGTTGTAGAGGCGTATGAATGCGTTCAGGACTGTGGCGACGGCGTTACGGACCGTTATTAGGGCGTTGATCAGGGTGCCGAATGAGTTGATGGTGCCGTCATTTGACCGGGTCAGGTCCTGCATCATGCCGCGGAATGCGCGTATGGCACCGGCTGCGCCGCCCTCGCCGAACGCATCGGTAAGCGTGGTGATCTTTTCAACCAAATCGGTCAGGAATGGCAGCACCTTGTAGCCGACCGTCTCGATCATTTCGTCAAACCTGATTTTGAGACGTTGCACGCGGCCGCTGAACGTGTTTGCGTTTGCCTGGGCCGCGCCGCCGAACGTGTCGCTAAGCGTCTCGGTGGCTTTGGCGAAGTCTTTGGTTTTGATGATGTTGGCGTCTAGCGGTATGCCCAGTTTCTGCAACGCCGACAACTGGCCGTTGTAGCCTTTTGCTAGGGCCAAAGAAACGCTGTCCAAGTCCTTGCCCGTCGCCGCGGATATGTCCATAGCGAGGTTCATCAGGTCTTGCGCTTTGGTTGCGTCGCGGGTTGCCCGGATAAGAGTGCCCAGGCCGCTGCGCACCATGTCGTCGGTAACGCCCAGGCTCAACTGGGTTTTGTCGACGTAGTCGCCGATCGCGCTGATCTGTGCATCGGTCGCGCCCAGGGTGGAACGCAGCTGCCGCTCGAGTTGCGCCTGGCTTTTCTCGTCGTCGGCTGCGGCTTTGGCCGCCACACCGAGCCCGGCTGCGACGGTGCCCGCGGCCGCGGCGATCGGCAGCATCGCGTTTTTTACGATGTACCCGGCTTTTGCCCCGAACCCCTCGAGGGATTGGAATTCCTTTTTGGCGCGGTCGAACCCTTTGGTGTCCAGGCTGGAAAAAATGGGGATGTTGATTGCCACGGTTACACCAGTTTCCGGTTGATGATGCGCATCACGTCTTCGACAATCTTACGCACCTCGTCTTCGACGGTGGGGGTTGCCTGTTCGGCGGCGGGTTGCATGACGCGGGGCGCGGCGGCGGGGCCGACGTGGTCGCCCTCGTTTAACAGGTTTTGCACAAACACGGTGTTGGCGTTGCGGATCCCGGCGTGGTCCCAAATTGCACCGGCTGCGTCTTTCTGTTGCAGCACCAGCAACTGATACGGGGTGCCCTTGAATGAGACGGTGCGGCCGTTGCTTAGCGTGATTGTTTTGGGTGGCCGGGCACGTTGGCCGACGATCGTGCGTATGCCGCGTTCAACTTGGCCGCGGTCCCATTGGGTTGTTTCGCGGCCGCCGATCAACGGTGACCGGGCCATGCCGGAGAGCGGTTCTTTGCTAGGGATGAGTGCCCTGGCGGCGGTGACAAGTTTGCGGCCTGCGCCGCCTTGAATGTCTTTGGTGATCTGTCGGCGTAGCGTGCGATCGAGTTCATTGAGGGTTTTCAGGGCCTCTTGAATGCCGTGAATCTCGAATGTGCTAACGGCCACGTCGTTGCCTTTGCTGGTCTTTGAGGACCGCTGCGACGGTGTTGAGGTCCTTTAGGTCAAACTCTACGTCGGGTGGCCACCAATGCAGGGCCACCAGCATTTCAGCTAGTGATCTGCGGACGGTGCCGCTTGGGTAGGGTTTTCGTCTTCCTGGTCGATGACTTCAATGTCGGTGACTGTCTCAACAAACTTGTCGAAGTCGGCCGGGACAACAATGCCGGAACGCTTTGACGCCTCGAACGCCAGGTACAGCAGGTCTTCGGCACCGATCTGGTTTGCCAACTGGGCGGCCTTTGCACGGAATTTGCGTTCCCATGCGACGATGACCGCCAGGTTGGTTGTGACCTCGTGTACTTGTTGTTCGCGCTCATAGCGCAATGACAAACGCATGTCGGGCTGCCTTTCGTTGTTGGTGTGTTACGAGGTTGCTTCGCTGTAGGTGCCCCCGTGGAAAACCACGCTGGCCGTGGTCAGGGCCCCCAGCGAAAAATTCGTCGGCAGCTCTGCCAAGAAACTCCCCGTCAGAGTTAGCTCTGGATTCGTCGCGCTCGCTGGGCCGCTGGCTGGCTTGACCTTGACGGTGGTTGTGGTGCCGACGAGGGCTTTGAGGGTCACCCAGGTTTCGCTTGCTGCGAACGACTGGTAGACCTCAAGTTCGACCGAGTACTCGCCCAATCCAGCCACGTACTTTTCGGAAACGTCGCCGAACGCCGTTGCGCGCAGCTCGGTCACATTTTGATGGAAGATCGCGCTGGTCACTTGATCGGAAATGTCCACCGAGTTGACGGTGACGACCGGGTTAGAAAGGACGGTGCTGGTTGCCATGGGTGTTACTCCTCGGTGCTGGTGTCTTTTGTTTTAGCAGATTTTGCGGTCTTGCTGGTGGAAATGAACCCGCCGTCGATCAACGCCTGGACGTTGATGCCAGCCGCGGCTGCGGCGTCTTCATCAAATTCGTCGCCCGGTGTGCCGACGCGGGGGCTGATGATCTTTGCCATGTGCTGTCTCCTATGCGGCCTGGGCCTGAATGCTGATGGTCAAATCATAGGCGGGTAGTTCGACGCCACCGATGATCGCCACGGTTGGGCGGCCATCGGTGACGCCGATACCGGCAGTCAGCAGCAGGGCCGCCATGTTGAGCAGGTTTCGGTGGGCGTCCAGGTTGTTGGGTCCCAGGCTGATGACACGCACCGGGAAGTCCATTTTGGCGATTGCCGACGACCAGGCTGTGAACCGCGGCGCGTCGATAAACACACACGGGGGTTGCAGGTTTCGTGGGTCGGTGACGACCGGCAGTCCGGTGCGGGTCCCGATCACGCTGGCAAGGTCGTCCAGCGTTTCGTTAAACAGGTCTGTGTAGGCCGCTACGGTCATTAGGCGACCTGGGGGCGGTCAACGCCCAGCAGCTGTTTGATGACGCCTGACAGGCCCGTCACCGGGTTCATGGCGTTGGTGTCAAATTGGGCAAACGAATCGATTGACCCGCGCTGCCGGTACAGCATGCCGCCGTACTGGATGGTCCCCAGTTTCACGTCGCCGGACGGCACCGTTGTCAAGCTGTCCTGCAGGTAGCCAGCCTCTTGGCGGCGACGGTAACAGAACGCGTTAGCGGCAGCTGCGCATTGCGTAACAAACGCCTGGTCGGCCGCGGTCGCCACAGCGATGCCGAGCCAGTCAAGGATGTCCTGGGCGACAATCCAGGTGCAGGTCGGGGCCCAGGTGCAGGTGCCGATCGGGATGATCGAAACGCGTTGTACGTCGTCGCCGGTGTCGTAAAACAACAACTGGTTCGGGTACTGCACCTCAAGGTCAAACAGCAGGTTGCCCTCGGTGTCAACGCCGACGAATTGGTGTGCGGGTTGTGCCAGGACGGTGAACGTCCCATCGAGGCCGTCGCCCACTCCGGCAAGCGTGATGGACTGTCCGACCTCAATCGGGGTGTTTGTGAGGGTCTGCACCACGCCGTAGTTGTCGACGCGTTGCTTGAATGTGACCGAGTAGACGGCCATTGCGGCCTGCCTTTCGGGTTACGCCTGGGTGATCTTGCGGATCATTCCACCGATTGCTGCGAACGTGGAAACGTAGCCGTGGTAGCTCATTGTGCGTCCGAGAACGTCGGGCTTTTCGATCGACATGACGCCGCGCTGCTGTTCGTAGAACTCGAACGCGTCACCGACGCCGGTGCCGACGCGGGTGATGACCATCGTCTTGGCGGCGAAGTTGCTGTCGACCACGAGCTGCAAACCGAGCGGGGTGGAATCCCAGGTGTTTGCGGCGTATGAACCGATCGAGTTGAAACCAGCGAGTCCGGCACCGATGAACGGAAACACCGGGCGGTTGCTCGAGTCAACGAGCTGGCCCATCTGGCCCCACACGTCAGGGCTGACGAAAATGTGGGTCGGCATGTAGTTGCGTCCACTGGACACGTCGACGGCTGCGTCGTAAATCGACTTCATCAGGTCGGCGGTCGTGCCGTCCCAGACGCCGCTCGAGGTTGCGGCCGTCAGCAAATTGTCAGCGCAGAAATTGTCGCTGCTGATGAGGTATTCCCCAATCAGGTCGTTGAGGATGAGCTGCATGGCTGCGGGTGACGTGAAGTCGATGTCCTGCACCGACAGCGTGACCTGTCCCGCGAGGGTGGTGCGGGACACCGAGTTTGACGCAATCACCATTGTGGTTGCGCTGACTGCCGACAGTTCGGTCGACTGCGTGCCGACGCTGGTGTGGGTCGTGATTGTCGGCCGCACGAATGTCTTCTGCTGGCCACCGTCCGGGTAGGCGCGTGCGCCAACTGCGTTGACGACCGGGCGCACAAAGTTGAGGTCCTGCACGAGCGGTCCGAGGACCGGGACCGGCAACAGACCAGGCGTGTCGGTCGTGAGAACGTCACCCGCGGCGGCCTGCAACGACGTGCGCTGCGCGTTCGCGGCCTCTTTGTACTGCGCGTTGATGTTGCGCCAGGTGTCGCCACCCGTGTGCATTGCTGCCAAGAATTCGGCTGCGCTCGGCATGCGGTATTCCTTTTTTGCCTGCGCGTAGATCGGTGCGGTTGGCACGATCGTTTCTTCAACGGCTGCCGGTGCGGGTGCTGCGGTTTCTTCCACGGGTGACTCCTCTGCGGGTGTGTTGTCTGAATTATTGCTGACGGTGTCGGGCTGTTGGTGGATGCTGGCTTTTACGGTGTCGATCGTAGCCCCAGCAAATGCCGGGATGGGGACCAGGGACAGCTCGAGCCAGTTGCCGCGGGTCACGGTGATCACCCCGGTCGATGCCTCGACCGAGTATTCGACCGGGTCTACGCCGACGCTGACCGAGTCCAAAACGCCGTCCAGGGCCAGCTGTAGGGCGTCGTCGCCCAGGGCTGTGCGGCTGATCTTGGCCGAAAACAGCATGCCGGCGTCGGTTTCAACGCGATCGGTGACGACGCCTACGGCCATTGAGCTGTCGTGATACATGAACAGCTTTGGGGCTTTGCCGTCAATCGGCAGCGAGCCGGGGGCGAACCTGACCTGGCTGCCGTCCGAGACGGTGGCAATTTCGTTGTAGGGCACGGCCACCCCGGACACGACGCGGCTGTCTTCGCCGGGCGCGGCTTCAATCGTGACGGACGGTGCGGTGAAACGAATCACGCTAACTCCTCTTGTGTGTTTTCTTCGGGCATGTCACGCGGCTGCATGTCGGCTGACATGCTCGATTCTTCAAGGTAATCCTCTGCGTCAAATTCGACGTAGGTGCCGCGCGGCAGCTGTTGGCTAAGTGTGTCCTCGATGCATTGCGCGTAGACGCTGGTGCCGAACAGCCAAAGATCGCGCCGCGCCTGGTCGCTGGATTGGTAACTGTACGAGCCGGTACTAACGCCGACCAGGTATGGCGGCACGTTGCATACACGCGCCATTTCAAGTGCGCTGTAGTTGCTTGATTCGATCAGCAGCATTTTGTCGGGTGTCGCTGTTGACGGTTCGTAGGTCAGGTATTCGTTCAATGCCGCGGTCTGGTTTGTTGCCCTGGCTGTGTTGAACGCTGTTGCAATGTCGGCAAGTTCTTGTGCGCTCAATGGTTCGCCGCCAGTTTGACGCAGAACGCCTGCCGGGATTGCGCTGGATGCGTTGCGGTTGCGCGCGTCCTCGATCTTTAACGCGGTTTGCAGGCTGTTGGTGCCGCTGTAAATGATGCCCTGAATCGGGCTGATGAATTGCACGACGTTGTTGACATCAAGCATGCCGCCCTGAAAATAGAGCATTTTCGATTTGCCGAACCAGACCGGGCCTGCCATGTCTTCGGATGTGACCGACCCTGCCGGTAGGCGTGTTGCCTGGGCCATGTAGCCGTCGCTGGTGCGTGCGGTGATGTACAGAAACGCACGACCGAAAAACATCAGGTCGTCA